TAGTCTTTAGCCATTGTCGTCAAGCAGCTAGGCTACCGCAGAGGCCGACTTTAGCTATGGATACGAAAATGCACAGTATAAGCGCCTGGGACACGCATACACTGTGCATAGGTATAGGCACGAGGGCCGTTGAGACTAGCAACCTTTTCACTTTTCAGCTGAAATTCTCATACCGGCTCAGGAGGCACCTCAGAGTCTGTGAAAGCTTTCATCATTTTATCATACCCTGTTAAGAATATCGGCTTACTGTGAATTGAGCTAGCATAAGATTGAATAATGTCTTCAATCTTTAAGTAATGGGTACAAGAAGATGCAACTTGGCAGAGCTTCCGATACTGATAGCATCTCTTGTAAGTAGGTATTGGTACTTCAATCTGGTCAGTAGTAATCTTGTTCCAGGTATCACGAAGCTCTTCTGCCACCTCTAGCTGAAAAGACCTTCCGATAGGGAGCCTAAGTTGAGTGCAGGCTACACTATCTATAGTAATTTCTTCAGGGTTCATTACATCTCGCATAGAAAGTTCATCGATCTTCCCGATCAAAGGCTCTCCGGGTATGTGCCCAACACTAAAAGCATATATAGCGAGCTGAGTCGCCCACTTCCTTTCAATAACTTCAAAGTTCTCTGTATGCTTGTCATGAGGGTCAGGGTAATGCTTGCCACCTTTCCATCGTTGGAAATATCCTTGAGTTGGAGACTTAGCGGCTGAGGCGTAGCCTCGAACCTTCCAATCTAAGACCGTATTATCCTGCAGTAATGCGTCAATTTTGCATCTGAGCGGAACATTATAGCCCGGTAGAATTTGCGTCTCGTCCATCTCCACTTTAATCGGGCAGTGTTCTAGTATGTCTAGCCCTGGCCCTTGGATATAGACTAAAAGTAGATTCCTTCCAATGATATTAGCTTTTATTTGTAAATCTTCATCGGCTATACCATCTTTGATCATGACCATAGGATCAGTCATAAGTCTTTGTCCTGGAAACAAGTCCTGTTGATACTGGTTGATCCAACACTTAACATGGGCATCAAAGCCAATACCAGCTGCGGCGGCTTCACTAGTTGGTTCAGGGGGTACTTTAATGTCGGTCATTCTTTTAAGGTAGAAATAGTGTTGACACTGCTGCCAATGGCTCAGACTCGAAGGAGAGATATACTTTGGATAACGTGTTGGCGCGATCTCAGGAATAGGATCGCGCTCTCGAAATGCACTAAAGTCTACCATCAGCACACAACCTTTTCTCTAGGGTTCTTATCGCCCCAGTATTGAATTCCACAATCCCAAGTCATGCCAAGAAGCCTGACGATTGCTCTTTTTTCTTCTATAAACCTTTTGACAATGGGTGCGCAAGAATAGCCTTTCTTAAGCACCGCTGACAGCTCGTCATGGGTATTCATAAGTCTTACAATTGGCTCATGGATACCTACGGGCTGCATTTCAGTCCAGATTCGTAGCTGCAGCTCTTTAGTTAGGCCAGCACCAGTTGCTTGAATCTCGTGATTATTAGCCTGTCGTTTGACAGAGCTACTTAAGCTAAACATTGCACCAATTAGAGCCGACATGCAAGCGTTGCCTGCGTTCTGCTCTCCTTTAGTGTGTTTGCGCGTCACTGTGATCGGTATACTTGACCACTCGGCTGGCCAGTGCTGTAGTATTTCAAACATCGCTCTAATCGTGTCAAACTCGATTTTAAATGAACGCTTGAAGCCAAGAAGAGACTTGGCGTACATTTTTGGCTCGCGCCAACATAGCTTGTTCTTGTCATTAAAGTATACTGGTATATAATTCCGCTCAGACTCTAGCTGGTAGGCCATCATCATTGGGTATTTGCTTTGCCAAGATAGGAGCCCTTCTTTCATGAAGCCAGCAGATTTACCAGTTATCAGTGCAAGCTTTTCTTCGTGGGCTCCATAGAGAGATGCATAAAATACGCTTTTACCTTTTCCATACTTGTCTTCAACGGCGCCAGTTCCCTCACAGAAGTAACAAGTGACTTTAGTGTCTTTTATCCACTCGTTAGGAACAAACTCTAGGTCTGAAGCATCTTCTGCTTCAACTGATCCCGTTCCGTCACACTTGCCACACTTACCCTTCTCGGTGTCAAGGATGTCCTCATAGCTTTCCTGGTAGATAGAGGCAGCCATGTCGGCATGAGGCTTGACCCCACTTAAGAGAGCCTCTTCTAACACTGGGTCACGGTAGACAGCAACAGCTATGCCGGTCTCAAAAGCATCGAAGTCACCTGATTCTCCAACTTCATCAGGATCAGCGAGAAGGAAGACTTTGCGGTGTCCTTTATGGAGCCCTTGCGCGTTAATGCCACCAGTTCCGGCCATACGAGAAGATAATGCGCCATGCACATTATAGTTGGGATGGAACCGACCAGCGGCTAAGAGCTTCGTGAAGACCCGCATAAGGGCCTCGGCCTTGCGGACACTGAGCATATATGCTGCGCGCTTACCCGCTTCTCCACTATCTTTGGCCATGACTTCTAGGGTCGCTTTGCCGGTAGACTTAAAGAGCGCTGCTTTCATCGGGTCCATGGCAGCAATAATATATTTCTTTACGGCCTTGGGGCTGTTCATGTTGATCGGGCAAGAGGCGACAAGCTCGGACGCTTCGTCATGGACCCGCTTAATCTCTTTCAAGTCAAGCGCAAAGCCTTTCCAACGTGCATTAGCGACGGCAACCGACAGCTCTCCATTCATATGCCCTGGAGCTGGCTTGCCCCAAGCCGCATGTATATCCTGCAACAGTTCAACGTCTCTGGAAGCATACTCAAGGTTAATTGGCCTTTGCCAGAACTCAATATAGTCCTCGACAAAGAAGCGCCAATTTCCACCATAAGGACGCCAAGCCGGAGGACTTACGTCTGGCAACACTGACCAGTCTTGGACGACTTTGTTGCGGCCAACAACAAACTCGCCCACAGCGTCTAACGACGCTGAAGGGTTGAACTTAATGCGAACGTCTACTAAGTCAGGGTGTGGCGGCGAAAGTTCAACAGGCTCCCAGCCTAGTGATTCTTTCTTCTTATACTTGGCAAAGAGAATAGAGTCATACTTGACCTTGTTATTCAGCTTCTCGATGAGCTTATAAGCGAGAAACCGTGGGACGCGACGCAAAACGAAAGGCTTGCGCTCCATGAGAAATTGGTAGTCGCCTTCTGTTGCATGGATCATAAGATCTAAAGCGGCTTTTGGGCGCAAGAAGTAGTCGCACGGATTTTTGGCTTCAATGTCGGCAATCTCGAAGACCTGTGGCACTTGCCCAACGTCTTTGACCTGCTTAAGTATATTATATAGCTTAACAAAGTGGAACCAGTCATGTTTCAGGTTCCACGCAACAACTTCGCTATCACAGAACATCTCGAGCTTGTCTAAGGTCTTGCGGACAGGCTCAAGAAAGACATGATGAAGTGCGACTGGTCCGTCGTCTTCTGCATATTGCAAAAGAACGAGCGGGCCGTTAAATCCGATACCTTCGGAGTCTACGTGCAATACCATACTATTGTATTTCTTTCAGTATCTCTTTGCCTAAGGAGGCAAGCCAGTTTTTGGCTTGAGTCACGGCCTTGTTCTTTGCACAAGGCTCGTTATAGTATGTTAAGTCTGCAAAAATGTCACTTTGCTCTCGCTCACTTATGTGTTCGCCGGGCGGCGCCGCGTTGGTTCTGACTACACGGACAACAAAGCACTTGATACCTGAGCTGCGCAGTGCTTTAACCTCATTGAGGAAGCGAGCATCATCAACGACGAAAACTCGGTGTCGAGCATCAGCTTCAATGTCAGCAATGCCAAGATTGACCCATAGATTCTTATCAACTATATCGCGCCCCCATTCGGTACCTAGGGTCTGCAAAAGCTGCCGATAGGTCTTTCCAGAGACAGGCTCGACTTGACGCTTAAAGTGTTCTTGGTCAAGAGAGATTCGGGGAATCCCAAACAATGCCGCAAGTGCTCGCTTTATCGGCTCAGCAAAAGCTAGCCTGCGACCCATACGGGAAGATCGCAAGATTGCCTGTCCAAGGGTTGATTTTCCACTTCCGGCAGAGCCGATAATGGCGACTATAACTCGACCTTCCACTTCTTCCTCCTAACACCGCGCCAGTTTGGCGCCTTCTTAAGTACGTCCATGAAAGTCTCTGCGTCACGCACAACCCATACACCAATACCATACTTTTCGAGCTTGCTAAAGTGCCCAAACTGTGAGGCTTCCAGTGCGCCTGATTCAGTTTTGACTTCAACCCAAAAAGTGCCGTGGTCTTTGTGTGCCATGTAAAAGTCCGGCCAACCCGACTGATATACTGTACCGAACGTCTTATCACAGACCCACCCAAGCTGTTGTGACCAAAGCTTTAGCTCTTGACAGATGCGTGCTTCAGGCCCAGGGCCATATCCAGGTTCAGGTAGTGCTTGCGACAAATATAAGGCTCGCAGCTCTTCATCGCTCGAATTAGGACCGGTACATCTCATGGTAGCCAGCGGCAGCCGGGATCGTATTTCGATCCCAGCCTGCTGCCAACGAAGAAAACGGACAAATTTGTTTGCGGTTAAAGTCTCAGCATCGTGGTACCACCATTGCTTACCACCAGCTGCACAAAAGTATCGCGGCCAGCCAGCTTGGTTGCCGTTGCTGTGCGAGGCAAGCTCTAAGTCTGCCTCAGAGCAAGCTTTCTTCCGTTGCCGCCTCACCACTTTGACCTCTTCTTTTCTTAGGTCGAGCCGCCCACACCGAGCGAATGTTCTGGCGCAGTGTAGCGTCATGCTGCTTTTGATTCTCTGAGTAAAACGGAGAAAGGCGCCACTTTGAATAGGCATCGACCACTGGCATAACTTCTCGTGTAAGGTATTGCACTTGCTCGACCCACGACTCTAAGTCGGAGCAGACCGGATAAGAGTGAAAGCCTCTTACATCACTAAAGTTGATGCTGTCTTTATATGGTGCCCAGAAAGCGAACGCTAGGCGCCGACCATTTCGGTGAAACTCTGAGGCTTTGGCGTCAATGTCCCAGTCAACATCGTTGTAAGACAGGACTTTAAGCTTCTTTGGCGTAGGCATAAAGCCTCCTTAATGTAACTTCGAGGATAGGTGCTGATCCTCTCGGGTCTTGAAAAACAACGTCCATAAGTTCTGCAAATGAGGCGAGCTGCAACTCGCGCTCAGTGATCGTGAGACTCCTATAGAAGTGTAGTAAGCGAGTGAACTTACTAGACTTGTTGAGCATGAAAGCGATTTCGGTCTGGCAGACCACTGGAAACCTAACTAAGTCTTCGACTGTTAGCCACTCGGTGGCCCAACGCTCAGCCGCCTGCCGGAGCATGAGCTTGTCTATGATCCTCTCATAGTTTATGAGATTATAGAGGCCAAGCTCTAAGCACACCCATTCTCCGACTAGTTTCTCCGCAGCATATGTCGGACTCAAAACTGTAAGGTGTGCCGTGCGAAGAAGTGTATACTCTAAGCGATTTACACCCGGTACTGCAGGGAATGGCAAGAGTTTTAAGCGCTCCGCCAGCTTTTCAATGCGCTCTAGCACTGCTTGGCCTCCTGGGGTGGTACTGCGGCTTTTTCATTGGGCGGATCGGCTCTTTTGTCCCGTGTCCTCCAAAGAGCTACAAGCTGCTTTTTGTAGTACTCAGCCTTTGGGGCTAAGCCGGTGGCTAACAGTGAATCATAGTCATACCCCACGCGGCGAAGAGACTCTTTCTCACTTCGCACAAGAACTGCCAGCTCGAAGATCTGGTCTAGCAATGACTTACCTGCTTCAAAAGCCTGTGCAGAGGCTGACCACCAAGGATAGTGTTGGAAACGCCAGTCTGCTACAATTTCGTAAGGGTCAAGGCTCGCGTCAACCAAGTCCAGGGTTTCGACTAGCTCTTGAAACCTTTTGCGGTAGGTAACATAGCTGAGCTTTCGTTGGCTCCAATGCTCTTTGTAGGCTTGCGTCTGTGTCGAGGCGATGACTCTCGCAACTTTAATCTTTACTGTTTCGTTGTCGTCTCTCACCTAAGCACCTCTTAACTTCGTCTAAGGTAATAGTCTCAGCGTCCCGCTTCTCCATGAGAGCAGTCATGACCACACGATCAATGCCAAGACATAGAAAGTCAACTAATGTAATTGACTCCATTGAGGCTCCATCTCGCCAAGCTCTCGCAATGCCCTGGGTCCTGTGGTCATTGCGATCGCCGTTCGAGTAGAATGCAACTAACTTTGCGACTTGCAAGTTCCACCCCATAGATAAGCAAGTGGGGTGCCCAACTATAGCTATCTTCTCCGGAGTATCTTTAGAGAAGTAGTCTTCTACGTCTTTGAACTGGCCAATAGGGCGCGAGATCATGCGAGTCCCGCGACCATCAATGCGGATAACCGTGTAGTTGAGGCGCTGCATGGCTCCACACAATAGGTCTATACTAGCCGTATTCGAGGAGAAGATAATAGTCCTTCTCGGGCTGCGAGCCGACATATAATCAATATAGGCTTCTAGCTTCGGTGCTTGAGGCATCAGCACTGCTTCACCTTCTTCAGGGTAAAGGAATCCGTCCGAGAGCTGCCTTAACTTGCGTATCACTTCCAGCTTAGAGGTGCAAGTGTCTAAGACCAGCTCGGCGTACTCTAGTAGCTCTGGTGTCGGCTCCGCTTGAATGATTACATGCTCAATTTCAGGTAGCTTGGAAGGGTCTTTTCTTTCAACCAAGACCACCGGTGCAATGCGCTGATAGAGTAGCGATACCTCGTCTATATCAGGGGCATCACTTCTAAACTTGCCGCAGCCGCGCCCAAGGTGGAGCTTATTACATTCTTTACATAAAGTGCGCTGATAGTATTCTGCACAATTTAAAGATGGATGTTCTTCTCTAGCTCCGTTGCAAACTGCACAAGTGCCTGTCTTCCAGCACATTCTCTTGGGAAAGGAGGAGCCATCATCACCGGTCATTGACTCGTAGACCGAAAGGCGTCGATCGAAGTCATAATGCTTATGTTCTTTTAGAAATCCGGGGCGAACTATTTCTATCGGGTAGTAATAGTCTGCAAGGTCGCGAGGAGCTGGTTGACCGGATAGGCCAAGAACTTGACAGTTAAAGAGCCCGTGAGTTACGAACATCTTGTTGGTGAGCGCGGCTGTTATTGCTGTGCGCTGTGAAGGTCGGCGAAACTCAGCGATTTCGTCAATGACTAAAACCCTTGGCACAAAAGTTGCACTGGCCACCGCCGACTTGATACTGGCGAGGCTATTAACAATGAACTTGGGCTTGATCGGACTGCCCCACTTCTTGAGTTCGTTCTTCCACGTCGAAATCAAGCCCTTGGGTAGTATGACCCAGAAGAACCACTCAGTCAGTGGATGCATGGCCTCAGGCATGCTATAGTATGTTTGCTCCATAATCTCGATAGCGGCTAAAGTCTTGCCTAATCCCATATCATGAGCGCCTAAGACACCACACTTAAACATTGTTTCATTTAGAAGATCTTGCTGCGTCCTCTTGAGGCTGCGCCTAGGTTGGACTTCCGGAGGCAATAGCTGATAGTAGCGCTTTCGCGCTTCTCCATTGCTCAAGAATGAAAGCCCATAAAGTGCCCGAGCTGTCTTTTCAATAGTCCACTTCTTAAGTCCAGGATTCCAGCGCGCACCTAAGTGCTGCCTAAAAGCATTGTTAAGATTTTGATTAAACTGGTACTGGAGTATATACTCCGAGCTTCCGAATTGCGAAACATGCGTCTCACAGTAGCGCAGGTCTACGTCGTCCCATATTGCGTAAGTGCCCTCCACTTGATCTCCTTTCAACTTAAGTATAAGTGAGGCAAGCCCTCTACATACTAGTAGAGGGCTTTAAGGCTAATGATACTACGAAGGGACAGCGGCTGGTGGTGGAGGCATATCAGTGGCACTTTGCATCGGAGCCGGCGCGGTACTATCGCTGCTTTCAGTACGCTCTTTGAAGAGCGCCGTAGCAGCGCTGAGCGCGTCTTGAGACGGTAGCAAGACGTCGGGGATATCGTCGCCCGAAATGACACGATCTTGGGCGTCGCGGAAGAATCGGCACTTTGCATTGTACCAGTCTTCACCTTTCCAAAAGATCTGCTTTGTCCAAATCTCTGCGACATAGCCACGAGCGGTCATGAAGCTATCTAAATCATCTGTCATGTTGCCACCCTTGAGCATGATACGCCCGAAGCTTGGCGTATCGCCAGAGAGACACCAAAACAAGATCTCCACACCGAAAGCATGGCGCGGAGACTTCTTATAGCTCGCGATTTCCTTGAATAGATCGGAGTCCGCGATGTAAGACCAGCGGCTAATGCCTGTCTTATCTGACGAGAACTCATAAGCCGCCGTGCGGCTCATCAGAGGAATGATCTTGAGCGTCTCGAAAGCCTTGTCCTGCCAGTCAATGTGCCCAATGACTGCGTCTGGGCGGCGTGCCTTGATTGGCTTGGAACCTGCCTGCAAGACTTTAGCTTGTGGCAGATAATCTTTGCGGCTCGCTTCTTCTTGCATCTTGAGAACGTCGTCCGGCAGTCGCTCTTGGCGGAATGCGCCAAAAGTAGTCGGTACAACTGGGAGGCTATCAGACATAAGTGTTTCCTTCTTGAATTGCTGAATTGCTGAATTGCTGAATTGCTGCCTCAGGCCCCTACACCAATTAGCAGGTGTAGGGACTTAAGTACTCAACTCACTTAGCGGTGGCAACAGGCTCGTTCGCTTCAGCGAGCGTCTTAGCCACGGTTTCAATGAGCGAACGTTGTGCGCTTGCAGCCATCTCGGTAGAGAGCTTGCTGTTCGCAGCGTTCAGCAGCTCTGTGAGCTGTCCAAACGTTTTGCCCTTCACCTGCTCATCGGTCAAACAGCCAACCGACACGGCACTACGACGAAGATTGGCGGTCAAGCCATTCTCGATCCGCTTCTTAACAGCGGCTTCCCACTTGACGCGGTGCTCGGCCACCGACTCAGCATCGAGTCCGACAACCCACTCAAGCACCTCGACAACTGTAGCTTCAGCAAGATCACCAGGATCTTGGATACGAGCAAGAATTTCGTCTTTCTTGCGGACATGTGGAGCTGGTGGGACAAATACTTCTTTACCCCCAGCTTCAGCTTTCGCCCTATCAACTTTGCGGGCCGTGTTGATAAGTTGATTGGCTTCCTCAACCGAGGCGCCAGCAAGTTCGTCCATCAGCTCTAGAGCCGTGGCCGGCTTAAGTTCGGTCATGCGCAAGGCATTCGCCGCTTTGATCTCGCCAGACTCGATTTTATCCTGCACTTCCTGTGGGAGTGTGTTCATCTTGAGCAGCTTGGCGAGTCTCGATGGGTGCATACAGAGCCGAGCGGCCAGCTCCTTTTGCGTGATCGTCGGCTCCAAAGCACTGAGGCGCTGGAGCTGACGGCTGACCTCGATGGGGCGAGTATCAGCTTTTATGAGGTTCTTCGACACCTGCATAACTAACATGTCTACTTCAGACACATCGCCAATGTACTCAGCCCGAATCATTTTGTAGTCGGGCAGAGCGACCGTCTCTGGGTCAAGCTTGCCTTCGGCAACGTCTTGCGCGACCTTTTTCAAAGCCGCATAGCGGTGTCCCCCATCAACGAGACCAGTGGGGGAGAGCGTCGCCACTTCGTTTGCAAGTGCGCCAGAGTCAGGACGGAAAGCGACAGGGTGAACACCACCGACACTGCGAACGGTGATAGCCGTCTCTTGACCTTTTTCAATGAGACTATTGTAAATCTCTTTGAATGCTTCACTCTCCATGTCCACGTCGCGGAGAGTTTGAGCAGGCACAACGATCGAGTCGATAGAAACATAAACAGTAATTGGGCGGCTTTTAGTCGCCTGCGCAAAGTCGATAGCCATTAGTGGCTCCTTCGGTTAAAGACGGTTAAAGACAGTTAAAGACAGTTAAAGTGTGGTGAGGCATGAGGCATGAGGCGTGAGGCGTGAGCGCGCTGCATGAGGCCCTATTGTAACATAATTTCCTGCCTTGTCAAGCGAGAAATTATTTTATTCTCTCTAAGATTAGATTGATGTCCTTCTCCCGAAACGCATCTCGGACTTCGACGAGTAGATTGATGAGTTCTACTCGGTCTAACTCAAGTTTTCCCCTGCGTCCAAAGTGGGTACTAAACTCAATGGCGAGCGGAGTTTCGTTACTCATCAGTATGAGTGTAACTTGGCCGCCGCTCGAAGTCTTTGAAATGCGGCCTCTCTTTAATGGAAATATTTTCATTTAACCCCTCTTACTTTTGTCGTGGAGCGAGCCCTGCTCGAAGCGTGCTTCGAGCTTCGCAATGTTGACTTCGATTGCGTCATTGAGAGTTTTGCCCGGGCATACATAAGTCAGCACCCGCTGCAGGTCTAGGTACTCGTCAGGCCCTGCGAGAATACGCAGTAAGACTGTTGCAGCAGCAACGGCGTCAGTGACCGGGTTAAGCTGACTAATATCATCACTGTTAAGGATGCGGCACTGAGTGTGATTCACGGCTTGGTTATAGTCGTGAAATATGCAGCCGAGGTACCACAGCACATCACCAGTTTCACTGAGGAACTTCGTGCGGTCATCATCTGACAAAAACTCAGAGGCTCGAAGGCGCGTCTTAAGTATGTCAGCTAACTCCCCTACTTCGGAGATAAGACCTAGAAGTGGGTAAGCATCTCTAACAGCCTCACAATCAATCTTCTCCTTATAGATTGAAGTCTTACGGATCAAAACCTGATGCCGGTCAAAGGCTTCCCTGGTTAAGTAATTCTCTAAGAGAGGTTCATCTACCATTTCTCACCATTTCTCACCATTTCTCACCATTTCTCACCATTGTTCGGCTCATTAGCTGTTTCATTGTACACTCTACACCGGCCCAGCGGAAGAGTGCGTTGAACAGCGCGAATACGTCTTCGCTAGAGTCTCGAATTTCTGTTATAAGGTCACTAAAGTCACGGAGGCACCCAGGGGTTACAGGAACGTCTAGCTCAGTGTCAGCCCCGAGGCAGCGCGAAATCTTTTCCCAGCTTGTTTCTCGGAGCCGAGTTGCGACAAAATTCCAAAGCACGGAAGAAACATGCTTGCGAAAGGTCTTCTTGCGAGCATAGTCTAAAGGCTTTCCACGATGCACACTTAATGCTAGTTTGATAACAGACCCTAAGCTAAGCTGCATGTAGAGATTGCCATAAGCATTTCCTTGTGGTCCGGTATAATACCGGGTTGTGTGGGCCACAACAAAGTCTCGGTAAGCATACCACGTCTTCTCATCAAAGTCAAGCACTGGCTTGCTCATACTTCCTCAATTTCTTTAACAGACTTTAGAAAGGCCTCCATGTGCCTTCCTGCAAGTAAGATCTTTGGGCTGTTACGGAATGCCGGTGGCCACTTGCGACCTTCGCGAGTTCGAGCCAGCCGGGCCATTTCGAGCGTTGGCAAGTATACTTCCACGTGCCCAAACGAACGCTCATACCAGCGTATCTCACTGAGCTTGATGTAGGGGTAGCGCCAGTCAACAATGACTGGGTGAATATACTTCATAGCGTGTCCTTATTGGCTGGTGGAAAGGGTATCCTTTCATGATCTCTTGCGACTCCTTCATAGTAGCACGTATAAAGGTCGAACCACTGGCAACATAGAGACGGCACCAGTGTCTGTCTTCCCACAGTAAGACATATCGTTTAGAGCATGAGGCACCTCCAGGCTGCTGGGCTATAGTGAATGAGACTTTGCGGCTCAAGGCATATACGAGGAGCTTTTTAACCGGGAAGCTCCACCGCGAGGACTTCTTAAAAAGGTCCTCGCGGAACTCGTAGTTGAAGACTATTGTCAGCGGTAGTCCCGTGAGAGAACTATCACTCTCAGCCAAGGCCATATTAGGGGTATCCAATTAACTGGCTTCCTTGTCGGGGATCGATACTTGCCACTGATCGCCGAGGTTCCGGCACTTATTGACCAGGGCCCAAAATACTCTAAAACTACCTACTCAGTAATGTAGGCCGCCAAAGATCATTGAGCATATATTGCCGCAGTGGCATTGCTCGGTGCCCAACAAAGCGCCCTTCAAACGTATAGTCGCCTTCATGCTCTTCTGGCGTTGGGTAGACCACATGCTCGAAAGGACCATAGTGCTGATCGTCCCACAGCTGCTTGAAGCGCTCAAGAATATTCTTGCGAGAGTCGGAGCGGAATGAGACGCGCGCCGCCATAACTACGGCTTCTTCGTTCGTATCGACCTGGAAAGGACGATGCACCGGAGCCTCGACTTTGATTGCGCGATTAAAAGCTTCGAGAGTCTGAACCGCGAAAGCTTCCATCTCTCCTTGTGCATTCGGTGTGGCTCGGAGCGCCCAAAAGTACTCCCAGATCGAAATAGGCGCAGTCATAAGTATGCGCGTCATCCGATGCGGCTCCAAGAGCCTATTGATCTGCCCCTTACTAATGTTCGGGGCAACATTGGCGAGCTTGTTCATCGTTTCAAGTGTGAAACGCTCGTGTTCACGCCATATGGCTTGCATCTCGGCTTGCTCGCGGCCCTCAAAAACTGGGCCTTCTTCCATACCCGCCAAGCGGCGCCTAAACTCTGGAACGTAGACCGGCACTTTAGTCATAACCGATTCGGTCGGGACGGCCCGACTGGACTGGCAAGACAGTGCCAACGGTATAGCTGGCATTCTTTGGTGGGTCCGAAGCTGCGCGACAAGACACTTCGGTAAGTCGCCAATGAAGCTGAACACCTGAACACCATTCGGCAGCTGTGTCCGCACTTTAATCCTCTTTCGTACAAGGGGCTCGTTACCCTTGCGTCATGCCCCTATTATACCATAATTTCTCGAGTTGTCAAGCGACAATTTTAAAAAATTGCCAAAATCTTTTCCATGAACTTCTTGGAATCATCCACAGAAAGTTTTACCCCAGCAGCGTTTGGGTGCCCACCACCTCCAAGCTCTTTGGCGAGAGTTAGCGCCTTACCTTCGGCTACCGAGCGGAAAGAAAGCTTAAGTCTCTTATTGAAGTCAAGGTATGCGCCGCAAGCTACGCCCTCTTCTTTACTCGCAATTGCGTGTAAAGCTTCGTTGAGAAAAGGAGTCTCCGAGCCGCCAGTCATAATAAGAGGGCAAGCACAATCGCCAATAACTACAATATGGCGATTCTTTGACATATTCTCAATGATTTGAGCTTCTTGGGCCACTAAAGTCTCACCCATGATTTGCAGCTCTTTGAAGAGCCTAGGTTTCTCAATGATATGCCGGGCTAATAACTCCGGCTGGTCGCAATACCTGAAGTGCAGCGCCTTGGAGATAGCAGTATCTGAGGCACTCTTATCTGGGCTCCAAGTATCATATTTAGAGATTGCTTCAACCAATGGCGCAACGCGGCTAAGAAGATCGGCGGTAGCAGTAAAGATGGGCAAGCCAACATGCAGGCCGATTGATAAGATCTTTGGAGCCATCGACGCGAACATGACTAAAGCTGCGCCGGAATACCTGGGGTCATGAAGCCCATCGACTTCCCAGGTGTGGCGGACCCACTCCGAGCCTTCATGATGATCAAAGACCTTGACGATGAGCGACTCGCGACCCTCTTTGACTTTGAGTATTGCTTCTTTCGTGACATTGCAGTCCACGAACACCAGGGTATCAACATCAGGCTCTGCCATGATTTCCGTAGTGTTGTAGACGAACTTCTCATAAGTCACCGTCGAGGCGCAGCTCCGGTCCCTCATCAGCAAGTCGAATACCGCTGCAGCAAGCGTGCCGTCGGCACAGTTGCCATGAAAGTATACTTTAGTCTTCATAGATGTTTTCTTTAAAGCCTTCAATTTGACCTCGCCTCAATTGGCGCAATAACGTCCACAGCTTCACGCTCCTTCTTTTTAGGTCACGAGCGTGCCGCCTAAAATAGAGCCCTTCAGCTTTTGTAATGCGTCTTGCAGTACTAAAGCACTGCGTTGGTCCTGAGTCTAGTTGGTAGGCCCGCTTTTGACCTGTGTAATGGATCGCTATAATAGCCCCATAAGCCCACGGATCAGTAGCGCACCCATTACTATGCTTAGTAGCAAGAACATAGTTCCCAACTTTAAGTCCGCTCACTCGGAATCGCCTTCTGAATAGAAATTATCATACTCTATAACACTGAGTAGCTCAGGGGATTTTAAGCGATTTTCAAAGTTAGAGATGCGGGCCTCGATATCCTTTTCAGCCTCAGGGCACGGAGTAAACCCTCGCTCAATAAAACGCTGATATCGCTCAAGACTGCGGTATGGCACTTGCCTGATATCCGCATTGAACTTAAGTGTGCGCGTCACGGCACACTCTAAGTACTTATCTGAGAATATCAAAGTCTCAGGGTGCGGGTTGAACACAAACGCGGCTTGACACATGTAAAAGTCAAAATTCTCCAAGAGCTTAGCAACAGAACTTTCCTTGCACCGGTATATAACTTGAACCTCGATCGGCTTGTGGTCGGAGCCGATAGCTTCGCAGACTAAGTACCCAGAGGCCTTTCTCTTGTAGAGAGCCTGATTATAAGGGTTGCGAGCCGCAATGCGGTATGCAATAGTATGCGCGACTGAGCGGCGTTCTTCGAGGTCTCCCAACACGAAGATATCAATATCTCGCGAAACAACGCTCTCACTTTGTTCTTGCTTAAAGTAGTTATACGTGGCGTCACGAATGAAACCACCCGCGACGACAGCTCGCGGAGAACAAAAGTCTTGAAGAACCTCACGCACAACCGAAGGAATCCGATAGTGTACATAGGCCACGAGCTTGTGATCAATTTCAGGTCTAACCATTGTTAGTTACCACCATTCTATCTCGGTCTTCGAGATTCGTAATGTCTAGTACTTGGGCATAGACCCAAGCTCGCGTTGGCGCGGATGCCTCAAAACCCTAGTCAACAGTTTTTTGCAACAGAAAAGCCACGCGCATAATATCCTCTGTCAGCTCCCATAGAACCGACGAACAGTCTTTGGGACCTCGCCGTACAGCAGCAGCTCGCCGCGATGCCTTCGAGAAGGCAAAAGGACGAACCGAATGTGACTGCAAGAGACGGTTCCGCGCCCTTGAATGGGCATTGCGGTAGTTGTGATCTCAACGCTGAAGCAGTGGTCTCCATCAGTGAACACAGCGGGACCATCGTAGAACTCGGCGCTTTTAGTCACCGCCTCGCTTGTGTAGCCTTCGAGCCCTAGGGGCTCTACGCGGATGAGTCCGCGTCTCAGGGCCTCAGCCCTCGCTCCCTCTTCGAGAGCGTGAATCCGCCGGCGGCATGGCCCGCCGACTATCTTCGACTGCTCCACGAGGACCCAGTCCTCGACCTCGTTTTGATATCCAACGGCTGTCAAAGAGCCGTTGTCGCGACGAACTATCGTCAATTCGTCGCCGTCAACCTTGATTGTTCCCAAGTATTCCACTGTTACCTCTTGGGGTTTAACTATTTTAACCCTTGTTAGTTGCTACCAGTATATCTCGATCGTCTTGGATATCGTCTAGGTTCGTGATATCCAGCAAACGGATATCAGCCCAAGATAGAGACCCTTCGTCACCAATAACACCCGCCATTGCGACACGCTGCGCATGGCTGGGTGAGTAAGCGCGAACTACCTTACTATGGTGTTCGTCATAGCCAACCAGGTGCTTGCGTTTCACTAACCAATAGCTCTTAGCTGGTCCTTTACAAGTGTTGGCCAAGCGTTTCAGCAGACTTACAAAAGTCTGACTGTGAGGAAGGGTAATATCCAGTGGACGGAGAAGGGAGATAATCCAAGTTATAGGATTTCGCGACACTTGAAGAGACTTAATGCTGGTTGCCAAGCTTTGCCCGTCCGAATGGCTCTAGAAGCGTCTCAGCACACCCAGCGCAGGCTCGGCTGAATCGCGGTCCTGTATCTTCACCAAGATTCTCGACACCACTATAGCCTTGGTCGAGCATAAGAGAGGTGAAAAGCACCTCTTCATTTTCAGCATCGCAGAAGTTGCAATGCAGCCCTTTAAGTCTCTGGTTATTACTTAACATTGATCTCGGCCTTTCTCAACTCACTATAGTTGCGCATGGCAACTTCGGTGTCTTTGCGAGCTTCCGCGTAGCGCTTCTCGGCCTCTTCTAAGGCCTTTGTTGCGTCTTGAAGAGCTTCCGTTATGTGCTCCAGGTAGCTAGGCGTCGGGCAATACCACTTAATTAAGTTCGCCCGTGTCCGTTCGAGCCTCGTGACCTTGTCTTGTGCTTCCTTAAGTCCGCGCTTAAGCTCGGACTCTTTCAGAACTGCGTTCACGATCTTGCGATCGGCCTCGATAATTAGGTGATTCATGTTTCCTCTACTTTTGTAAGCGCTTGCAAAGACCGGCAATTGCGCGCATATGTGGGCTGATCAGCTTCTTGTTTTTAGCCTTGCGGCAATCTTTGTGCAAGGCTAAAGCCTCAGCGAAGAGGGCCTCGACTTCCGTGTTGAACACACGCATGCGAGTCAAGATATTCGCTTCCAGTGCGGCCTGAATAATGTCTTTGCGAGCAGCTTCGACCCGATCCATATTCTCAACAACCCGAAAAGGTGAGAGGCCAGTCAGCGGCTCGTATTCGCGAGCAATGCGACGGTAAGAAAACTCTTGTGTGGTGGGGTTGAAGCGCAAGTCTTTCTCAAGGCTCGACTGTAGAGCCGACTTAAATCGGATCTTCGAGCCGGAGACGGTGAACTTATGATAACCTTCGCGCATGACGAGAATGTAAAGCTTCATGGATAAGACTCCTTATCTTGGATTCTGGCCTTGTTTGTATCGAGGCCAGAACCTTTTAATCTGTGGGTCCCGTCGCAATCTTCCCCTATTATACATGGGATAATCCGAAACGCAAGCGAGAAAAGATATAATTTTGTCCACAAGAGATGTCGTCTTCACGTATCCAGGCATGAGGCGAAGGGTGCAAGATCGTATAATATCGGAACGCGCGCGCGTTAGCAATTCTTGTGCCAATTCATACGATTCGATCCGTTCAACGACATAGGGATATATTAGGGCGTGAGGATCATGCACTTTAGTCAGCCCGTGAGGCACGTCGCCATAAGCTACGATACGCAGCGCTTCTGCGAGTCGCGCTTTGCCGGTAGACTTTAGTGCAACCACCTTGCCCGGCTCGGTAGGTGTCTTCGGGCCCCATAGTCTGAGTGGCCAAAACGGGTCGAGTGCAATCCTGACATACCATGCGTTGGGCGCAACTTTATGGTATTGTGGGTCGAGTCCTTTAGTTGGGTTGCCTAGGTAGATAACGCCATTCACCTTTGCGGGAGCCGGGGCGAGGAGTGTCGAGACGAACTTGGTATTGCGCACCTTGCTCTTGATATACTTTAGTGCGGCCTCATCTCCGGGAGTGCATGTGGCGGTTTTCACAACCACTACTATCTGCTGCGGACGTTTCTTGCCCATAGTTAGGGGCTCCTTTCTTGCTTGTCCCCCTATTATACCATAATTCTGCCCAAAGTCAAGCGACTTAAATCTTTTTCTTTTAAGTATGCCTTGAGTTGGAGAGTCTCCAGAGCCGACTCGGCAAAGCACTACTTACTTTTTAAAACTCTAGATTCTCTCTCATATATAGAAATAGAGTAGACTCTAGTATACTCTTGACTCTCAGAGGATAAAAATAAGAGAATACAATAGTTGCTTGACTTTGGAGAGAATTATGGTATAATAGGGGGACAAGCAAGAAGCGCGTCCAGCGCTGGAAGGAACATCTTATGAGCACTAAAGTACATTACGCCTGGAGCCCGACACCAGATACGCATGATGCCTTCTGGGAGCGCGCAAAACAGCTCGCTCTTTTCCCGCTGCGCGAGAATGTCACTAAAGTGCCCCGCTATCGCACTTCTTTCCTTACCGCTCGCATCGCCGACCTAGACGGCCTTAGTTATCAGCCAACTATTGTCACCCCAGACGGCACCTTTGTTCACCCTAACTTCGGGCCTATTGAGCTGAGCTGCGATCCTATCATTATGTCGCTCGACGCATTCGAGGCGCGCTGCAAGGCTCTTAGAATGGACAAGCGTATCACGCAATCTAAAGTGTGCGTAAGAGGTGCGATATGCTTCGGGTTTCGGTCTATGCCTGGCCATGGGACAACTATTGACTTCGAGGAAGCGCGGCTGGTCCGCTACTGCTATGAATTTGTCATGCGCTGTCGTGGATCTGGGAAGACCGTGCCTACTATGGTAAGTCTTTTGGAGAAGACAACCAAGCTCCCCCGATGGAGAATCTTTAGGATTCTCAGAAATAGTGACTATGGAGCCGCGCTCTATGGTATACCTTCTCTGGTTTCACCCAAAATGTGCAAAAAGGTGAATCAAATTTGCGCCAAAAAGAAAAGAAAGTTTTTCGCTTGACTTTTCCCGAAATTATGGTATAATAGAGGGAATGAAAGAAAGGAGTCCTATTATGGACACTACACTTAGCCGCCTTGCTACTCCTGGTCTTTATCGCATGTGCCGATACTCTAAGTCGCTTCGATCCCTACTTAAGACCATTAGTGCGGAGGTGGTGGCGAAAGAATTAGCTCAAGGGCTCGACCCTTGCGGCTGCAAGCAGATTTTAGTCGCTTCGGGGCCGCCTAGCTCGACACGGCACTTATCTTATCACATTTCGCGTCTCAAGCTCGCACACAAAAAGACTCAATTTGGATTTTTCGTGCTGGTCCCCACCAACAACTATGAGCAGTGCCTCCTAGCCCAAGACGGATGCATGAATTGGATTGCTTTTAGTACTACCGACTTTAGCGTGATCGCCCGAGACTGGCGGCATAGGAGCATGGCTGATGCTTTTAACCTGTGACCAGTGCGGCGATACTAAAGACCGCACTACAGTGTTTCGACCGGAGCCTTTTTATCGAAAGTTGTGTGACGGCTGTTTTGCAGGGCAGCAACTTTTCCGGGCCGAACGCCCAATCGAAGTGGACGAAGAGGAGTTGTAATGGATTGGTACATCGCTTACCGGACTAAAGCAGCAGAGATTAAGAGGTTATACTTTAATAACCCCGTAATTGATCCACTGATTTCTCCCGATCATCCCACGCTCCTAAGCAGAATCATTCGTTGGTCGGGGCTTGGTCTAGCTCGGACTAATGTGTGTCAGCACGCAGTTAGTGTTTCTAAGATCGCAGAGCTGATTGGCCAAACTTATTCCGAAGATGATCCATCTTGGACCCCGCAAAGAATCGCGCGAGCCGCACTGATTGCACTCCATCATGATGATCATGAGGCATTTCCGCCGCTTGACTTACCTACACCTTTCAAAAGGCATCTCGACTGTAAAGAGATTGATTTAGTCCAAGCTCGAATACAGCAGGCAGTATGCAGAGACCTCTATGGCTTTGATTACCATCAACAAGCATATGGTTACGAAGCAGTTATAGAAGTCGTTCACCTTGCTGACCGCATCGTGGCTTACCTAGAAGCGCAGCGCGAGTTTCCGAACATTGATACTATTGTTGGAGAGGTGCCACACCCTGAGTTTGCTAAGAAAATCGCAGCGCTGCCGCCTAGTAAACTCTCAGACGTAGAGGAGTATACAAGTCGGCATGATATGCTTACACGCCGCAATGAGATTGCGGTAGTAAGGAACGGAGACTAAAGTGATTAACCTTACCAAGAAAGAGCGGCAGATATTCTTTGACGCCGTCGCTCAAAAGTTCATTTCCTCAGATCTTCGCGAAGATGCAGCTCACAATCCAATGATAGCCAAAGGGTTAGGCCTACCGCCTTGTAACTGTCAAGTAGGCCACACTTATAACCCTGTCACGCTTGAGGCATCTTACCCTGAAGTTGTCAGGCTAATAGGTGAGGCCGCAAGTTTCAGGCACCGCGAGCTTATGTTGATCATAGGCAAGCTGTGCGAAAGGCCGCAGCCTGCACAGCTCGCACAAGCCGTGCAGCTCGTAACCCTAGCAGTATTTAACTGCGCTCAGACCCAAAGACCCATGGATCCGCTAGAACCCATGCTAGAATTGTTTGTGTGCAAGGCCATGCTATCTATGCTTGGCTCTAAGCCTTCGACCCCTACGTATCCTTTAGTAAATCTAGCAAATATCTATGTCCTTGCCCGTTATTGCGGGCAGGTGCCGCACGGCGAGTTTATTACCTTACCAAGCTACTGGTTCTGGTCAAAGCATTTAACCGGAGAAGTACTTGGCGGTCATAAGGCGTACTTATCTTTCTCAGAACCTACAGGAGCCTGTAAATGATGCCCAGACTTGAGGCGATTCGCCTCTTCTTAGACTCGCAGCCTGTTAAAAACCCTCTCTGGAATCCAGAGCTTGAGACTCAGGTTAATGTCGTCCCTGGTCAGAAAGACCCAAAAACACCTGGCCTTCTTTATCGCAACCCAACAACGGGCGATACGTGGTATAACTTTCGCATACCAAAAGATGCAAAGAGCGACGCACACTACTACGACAATAAGCTCATGACTTATGACCTGCACAAGCACGCGCAGGGCATTGGCTCTACTGGGTGGAACTGGAAACAAAACATTTCCGAGTGGGTAGGCTTCGACTTCGACTCGATTGTAAATCACACTAAAGGTCATAGCGCCGAGACTATGAACCTGATCCTTGAGAAGCTCAAAGAAATCCCTTGGACAATGATTCGCAAGTCTAAGTCAGGAGCCGGATTTCACGTATTCGTGTTTATCAACAACAGTCCTTCTGTTACTAACCACGGGCTACACGCGGCTTTGGCGCGCTCTATCCTTCAGCAGATGAGCGGCTTGACCGGGTTTAACTTTAGTGATGGTGTGGATTGCGTCGGCCAAAATATGTGGCTCTGGCACCGGGACGCGAAAGAAGGTGCTTATGAGATTGTGAAGACCAGCTCCGAGTATCTGTCTCATATCCCGGTAAACTGGGCCGACCACATGAGCGCGGCTAATAGCCGCGTCTCAAAGAAGCGTGCTTTAATCGAGGCTCTTCGCAAAGTTGATGGTATCACTGACGAAAATATCACCGCCTTTGTCGAGCTTCAAGGCCAAGCCAACTTCATCAGCCTCACTGATCGTCATAGGAAACTCATCTCCGCTGTTGTTGAAAAGCAGCTTGGCTGGTGGGATGCCGAGCATAACTGCTTGGTAACACATACTAAAGTTTTGGAAGAGATGCATATGGCACTCGGCTTCCAAGGCATCTTCTTCACGATTGCATCAGGTCGCACAGAAGGCGACTGGAACTGCTTCGCAATGCCAACAGCCTCAGGCTGGATCGTGAGGCGCTATACTAAGGGATGCGATGAACACCCAGCTTGGGATAAAGATACTAATGGCTGGACAGTTTGTCGGTTCGATACCGCACCAACGTTCGACTGCGTAGTGCGAGCGTTCAAAGGGATCTTTGGCAAGCGCAAAGACTATGAATTCGAGACAGCCGAGCAAGCGGGTAAGGCACTTGCTGCGCTAGGATTCAACCTAGAGCTTGATCCGGTCATTAGTCGGCGCGTTGCTACGTTGGCCAATAAGAAAGACATGATTATCATGGAGGTTCCGTTTGAACCTCGCGATCCACTCGATCAAATGACAAGCTGGCGCCGCGAACCAGTTGATAAGCCCAAGCGCTGGATTAAAGTCTTTAAGTTTAGGGAGCAGCGTGAGTCTCAAGAAATTGAGGCCTGTGATAACCTTATTCGAGGAGTGCGTTTTGGAGGCCGCTTCGAGGGTTACTATTATCGGACCACCAATGGTGAGTGGATGCTGCTCGGCAGAGCTGACTTGCTCGACGCCATTGGCTACCGGGGCTTTGATCCTCAAGAAGTTCGTGAAATGCTAGGCGCTGCCGTTGCCTCTCCTTGGAATATTGTGACCGAGCCATTCCAAGACGAGTATCTAGGCGATCGAAAGTGGAATAGAGGGGCTGCTCAGCTGGCCTACGAGCCCAAAGAGGGTCCACACCCTGTTTGGGATAAGATACTTCAGCATATGGGTGCAGGACTCAATGACGCCTTGCTAATCCAAGAGCCGGGTGGCAGAATTGCTAAGTGGCTTGAAGAGAACGATGTCAAAAATGGTGGTGACTATCTTAAGCTCTGGCTCGCTTGCTGCTTTCAGCGCCCAAAAGAGTCACTGCCTTATCTCTCTTTCTTCTCAAAACAAGAGGGCACGGGCAAATCGACTTTTCACGAGTCTTTAGCTACGCTCTTTGCAGGTGGCCGAGGATACGTGCGCGCCGATCAAGCCATTCGTAGTGAAGGCACGTTCAACGGCGAGCTGCAAGGCGCACTATTGTGTGTCATTGAAGAGGTTAACCTTAACAACCGCAAGTATGCGGATAAGATTAAAGACTGGGTAACTAGCCGAACTCTCTCAGTGCATATCAAAGGTGGTACGCCGTTTCTAGGGGAAAACTGCACGCACTGGATGCAGTTCTCGAACCATGCTAACTATACTCCGCTCTTTGACGGGGATACGCGAATCGTTATGATTAACGTACCACCGATCTCACAGGATGCGGCTATGGATGGCTATAAGCTGCACGAGCAAGTCAAAGACGAAAACAGCGCCTTTACGCACACATTAGTATCGACGCCTCTACCAGAGCGTTTTGGCCGTCTCCAGCTGCCGGTCTTAGAAACGATTGAGAAGCAAGCTACAATGGAAGCCTCGCGGACTCCAATGGACGTATATCTCAAGTCTCAGGTTTTCCGTATCCCTGGAGCGCTGACTAATGTGTCTGACTTCTATCATAATGCCGAAATTTGGATTATGAAAGAGTATGGCAACGAGGTTGCAACGCAGTGGACCAAGAACAAGATTGCCTCATCTTGTCCGGCTGAGTGGCTTAAAGGTATTTGTGGGCCAGAGCGCAAGACTTACTTCGCCAACATTAGTCTGTCTGAAGATTTTCCACCAGGAGCGCCCTATAGACTTATGGGCCGGGAGCTAGTGAGATGAACGCTTACGATGAGAAGAAGCAAGAGTTTTACTATTTTTTTGCTGAGAAGATAGCCATAAACTACCTTGTAGGTAAGACTTGGATTTCGGTTATCCCGGAGGAAGCATTTCAGGCAATCCAGGCTAAGCGCAAGTTGATAGACGAGGCGGGTGAACGCGCCATTCGTGTCTTAGCTTCAAGTGCAGTAGAACAGTACTGCAAAGGTGACGTAAATCGGCTCAATTCTGTTATCTCTCTTTTATTGGTGTGGAACTTCGATGGACTCGACGAGCTACTACGGGTGGGTTAATGCCGATGGGTGTGAGCGCGATGCTTTCGGTGTGGTCACTTATGACCTCATCCGAAAGCTCCTCGGCGCCTCGCACCTTGAGAGCTTCAAAACCTGCAAAATGATAGTCTTCCTCGACGCCGACCGGCATAAGCTCGGCAAATGGCCTTTGAACGAAACTGCGTCGCGAAAGTTTCAACGGGCTATAGTTGGCCCGGTGTTTTTTATGGGCAAGAACCAGCCAATTGTAGAAGAAGGTGAGTAAGAATGGTCGGAAGACTTATAACAGTTGACGGTAATATAGGTGTTGGCAAGACTTTGTTCTGCCAGCGCCTTGTAGACTCATTGCCCAAGGCCGTCCTGATTGAAGAAACGGCAGGGATGAGTGTTCTCAAGGCTTTGAGAGAACACTACTATGATAACCCTAAAGAGTGGGCTACAGACATGCAGTTTACCATACTCAACGACAAGATTACTGGGTATAGTAAAGTGGCTGACTTGACTCGCGGCGGCTCAGATGTTATCATTGATCGCAGTATTTATGGCGATGCTTGCTTTGCTAGAGTGCATCATCGACTAGGAAATATGAGTGACCGTGACTGGTTCCGGTATCAACTCAATTTTAAGTCTGCTGAAGAATGCTTGCGAACTCCTGACCTAGCAATCTTTCTAAATGCCCCGACAACAGTCTGCTTGGAACGCATCCGACAGCGCGGGCGCGAAGAAGAAATGGGTATTGACTTAGAGTACCTGAACCTAGTTCAGGATGAGCAATTCGATATTTATAGCTATTTTGAGCCTCGTCAGGTTGGACGCAATTTCAATTGGTCAAGAATACCGGCTGACATGGCCGAAATACTTGAAATAGTAGCGCTCTATGCTGCGCCTCGGTCATTCATTGACCACCTAGAGGAGAGGGAATGAATAGCCCTATTTTCAAAGACACTCAAGACTCACGAGTCAGGGCTGAAGGAGAGTTCTGGACTCCGCCTGCATGGGCACGCAAAGCCCAAGACTTGATCACAGCCGCGATGCCTGAAGACTACTGGGAAAATACAATAGTCTATGATCCCTGCTGTGGTGTTGGCCGACTAACCGCTGGACTTGACGGTGTAGCTGCTGGGATAGTGTTATCAACGCTATTGTCTCAAGACCTTGACAAGATTGAATCTCCGAATGCGGTAAAGTTCCAACTCGACTTTCTGAATGACACCGTGCCGCAGCCTGTTAAGGAATATCTAAAAGGTGCCGCCAATGTGCTGTTTCTTTTGAACCCTCCATACGTTCGCCCCGGTAGTATTTCTAATCGCTGGGAAACAACACTTACGGAAAATGTAACCGATACTAAAGTCAAGAAAGAAATGGGTAGCCTTCCAGGGCGCCACCAGGCTTACATACAGTTTATCTTCAAGTGTGTCAGCCTCGCTGAAGAGCTGGGCCTAAAAAGCTATGAAATTGGGATCTTTTCGCCAATATCTTACTTACACCGTCCACAACTTAAGCGCTTCCGTGACTGGCTTCGGCACCGTGTGTACCGTGTAGATGGCTTTGCATTCTCGGCGTCAGCTTTTGTTGCGCTGACCACACCTTGGACACTTTACTTCACTCTCTTCAAGAGTGGTAAGTGCCAGTCTCATCCGTCCGTGATTCGCTATAACTTTAAGACAGGGGCGTCTGAAGTCCATATGAATAACGAAGAGGTTATACTCTCTGTTCATGAGGACAAGAAGCACCTCTTAGCGCCCAAACTACAAGAGAAAACCAAAAATGCTGAGAAGTTTTCTTCTGACTTTAGCATAGGTTCAATTAGTAACATTCAAGAAGCTGAGAGCGTGATCTACCCCGACAGTTACTTTAATCTGACCGGCGCATCTCAGTTTACACTGCAGAATCGCGAGTCGCTTATTCTCACGTCTGGCCCGGTAAGTAATCCGGGATCAGTAGCGGCTATGCGAGAGACCTTGCCTTATGCTATCTGGCTTTTCTGCGCCGTGCGCGTCCCCGGTATAGACTATTTAGGAGAGAAAGAGGAAGTCGAAATACCTAGTGCAATCAGTGCCGAGTGGCTCGCAAATGCCGCAGTTTGGGCGGGATTCAACAAACAATGCAACACTAGCTCAATGATTGTAAATAGTACCAGACTTTACAATCACATGTTCTGGCTGACTAAGAAAGAAGTGGAATCCCTAGCACCTGCTTTAATCTTCGACGAAGGGCATTGGCTATGTGAAAGTAACATTGGCTATAGTCCGCAAGATACACCACTTCTTGCGAAGATTATACAGGCAGCGCGCGATAAGAATCTCTTATGGCTTGAGACTGAAGAGATGTTGGCCAAGGCCACACTATTATGGCGCGAGTCGGTGACGCACCGCCTCATCTTTTCACCGTATACCCGTGACCCAACTCAAGCATATCGATGGGATGCAGGCTATGCACAGTGTAGGCGCATCATGCATGGCTTACCGGGAGGACAAGACTTTCTGCGCAGAATTAAGTGGCGAGTTCGGTGCAAGTTAGCCCGAGCCCTTATTGAACAAAAGTGCTTTGGTCCGGCGACGGGCGGAATCTTTAGGAGAAGTGGCTATGGAATTTAGTAATTTTGAGGCGAAACTACGGGAGCGTGTTCCGGAACTTCGCATGTCGAGCGTTGAACGCCAGAGTGCATCGCAGGCAAACTTTGAGATGGGTGCGGCTTGGTGTCGAGGCATTGCCAGTTTTGGTGAAGCTGCAAAGCGTGACTATGAGCTTGCACTTGAACGCTTCACAATTTGGCGCATACAGTATGAACGCCTGATTGGGCAGCACACATTAGTTGAAGTCTGGATCGAGCAGATTGAAGAGCATCGGCGTATTCTAAAGGAACTCTCTGGTACACTATCTGAAGAGCTGTCTTTGGCTATCGTGCAGGCCAAAAAGGTGCAGCAGAACGAAGAACAGATTAAAGAAGTTCGCGAAGCAATTCAGCAAGGTCGCGACCCTATGGCTGAGATGCGCGAGAAGCTGCGAGCAGAGATTCTCGAAGAAATGAGAAAAGAAGCCGCCGAGGCAAAAGAATGAACACGGGATCTTACGCAAAAGTCAAGGAGAATAATATGGAAGTAAAGCAGGGTTGGAAGACAACCGAGTTTTGGCTTACCGCATTGGCCACTTTAATATCACTGCTGTTTGTATCCGGGGTAGTCCACCCTGGCACAGGCTTTGATAAGACGGTTGGCATGATTACAGCCGTTCTGGCGACACTAGGTTATAGTGTTGCGCGTGGCGCAGCCAAGAAGAATCAAGATGGTGATGGTCCTGGCTGGAAGACCACCGAGTTTTGGCTCACGAGCACACAAACGATTCTAGGCTTTGTTGTTGCGTCGGGTGCCGTGGACGGTACAGATGCGGACAAGGCTATCGGTGCTGCTGCTGCGGGTCTTGCGGCAATGGGCTATGCTCCTGTTCGAGCGGTTGCCAAGTCGGCTGGACCCAAGGTTATTATCTTCTTTGCGGTCTTGCTTAGTGGCTGTTGCCTAGAGGCTGCTGTGCAGCGCGAAGCAGAGATTAAAGTCTTTCAGTCGATCGGGCTCGAGTATGCCGCTTATACTAGCAAAGACCCTGAATTGGACGGCGAAGAGCTTTTGCGGCGCCACAGAAACATCCGCAGCTGGGCTCAAAGGCTCGGAGAACCAATCCCGGAAGAGGCAAAAGATGCTAACGATTGACGGCATTAAGGCGCGACTCGGCCCGATCTATGATCAGGTGACTCAAGAAGATAAAGACTTGATCGAGGCAGTACTTAAGGACAGTGCTAAGATTGTGGGCAAGTCGATCTCAAAAGGTCCAGAGTATTTCGAGCGCGAGATGCGACACATTCAAGCGACATTATTGAATGTCTCGGCGCGGTATGCTGAGGCCGTGCAGCACGCCTTTTGGCAAGAAGTGACAAAAGTCCTCACAACGGTCGCAAAGACCATTATGAAGACCGCACTGCTCTGAGTCGCGAAAAACTAGACAAACTGTAGAGCGGTAAGGATTAGTTTCCCTACCGCTCTACCACTACTTATGTTCTAGACATCGGGGCTTAAGAACAACACAGTTAAATCATTGTCATCCGCACTAGCTGATATGCCAACTGTGGGGCCAGCAGCTTTAATCTGATACGTGTCACCGGCTTTCAAGCGCACAATGCCGCCACCCCGAATTGTCCAAGGTACCGCGAAAGACGAAATTGTCTGCTTTAGTAGGAAGTCTCCAGCCAGGGGATATCCAGCCGTGGCCCCGGTAAGGCAATAAAGCCCCGCAGTGATAATGGCACTTAGCGATGTCATGGTTATACTAAAGTTGACCAAGTAATAGCCATCTTGATTTGGGCTGAATTTCTCACTATCCGTACCTGAGATAGTAAACCCTGAGTTCTTCTTGACTAGTGAGCCTCCGGAAGCATACTGTAAAACGTCGTTTGGCCCTGTCACCCACCCGACAGCTTTAGTACCTAGGACCAACCGCCCGGCCATTTGACTAAAGATCCAGTCACGAGGCACTGCGTCTTTAGCTGCACTGGGATCGGCTACGTTACCAATCTGGTTATTGCCGGCGTCCATTGTAGCGAGCAGCACCGGAGTGCGAGCATTGACAAATCCATCGTAGCTATCTGTTACTTTTCCAATAGCTACCCAGGCACTGTTAGCTGCGTTTCGACGTTTAATATCGCCGGTACTAGTGTCGATCCAAAGCTGATACGCAACCGGACTAACCGGCGCGCTATTCGCAGCCTCGAAAGCTCGCAGTGCATCGTCGCGAGCTTTAAGTGGCGCTAAAGAGTCTAAAAGACTATCTCCGGCAAGAATATCACTGTATGCCATTTTGGCTCCTTATGCGTGCGATATAAGTCTGGTTTCTAAGACTTTAATTGTGTAGCGGCTCGGGTCTTGATTTACGACACGGAGCATTGCTCCGCAGTAACGGTCTGTTGTTGCTTCAGTAAGATTTCGGTCATAGGCCATCTCATCATAAATGATAGGACTAGATAGCGTGTTAGTTGTTTGAATGCCCGCCTCAACAGTCCAAGCTTGATTCTCTAGCTCAGACTCCCAGGCAATATTGCCATCAGCCCAGGTGCCAGTATAGGTCCAGTCATAGTTATTATCACTGACCAAGAGGGTAAAGCTGAAAATAAAGAACTTCGGAGTCGCGACTAGAGTGCTATCAAAAGTAGACGTAAAGAGCAGGTTCTCCATTAAAGTTGGCGACGACTGCAGAATCTTAGTAGTTGTCGACTTCAAATGGTTAGTTACTGTTTCCAAGGTGAAGCCCATTTTAAATCCAAATGGATTTATATACTCCACGGCGGAGCCTATTTCATCTGCACTAATTGTTCCTAAGCCTAGCTGCGGGTGAGATAGAGGTATAGCAGCTTGTGTTGAAGAGTAGAGTCCTGCAATGTTCATGGCTCGCACCATGAGATAGTTTTCAATCTCATAGGAGCCAGCCGTAAGGCCCGTAGTATTGTTCCACTTAAGAACGCTCTGCGGGATGGTAGAAGTGCCGGATAAAACTGTTGCTAAAGTTACACCAGAATTCCAGCCGGTGCCATATCGCAGCTCATAATAGGCTATCTCAGATTCATCGACTAGCCGATCCCAAACAATATCTAGTGAGTCACTGTTGGTCGCAGCTATAGCGAGTCCTGTGATACCTTGTGGACGAACCCCCGAACCAAAGAAGACTAAAAAGACAGACGGAGAGGTGTCGGGCGAACCCTTATTGCCTCGAATAGAAACTGGCACGGCAGTGAATTCATAAGTCGTGCCAGCAACCAGCTCTTCAGTCAGGATTAAAGACTGCCCTGGAAAGTTAACTGTCCCCACTAACTGCCAGTAGGTTCTCCCCAGGGCACGAACGTGAACTTCGACATAAGAAGGCGCAGGTATGCCATTCACAAAGTCGATGTTAGTTACTTGCCAAGATACTTGCACGGTGCTAAACGTAGTGCCGTCAAGCCTCGTTCTTGTGACGTTTGCCGCTGCAAGACTCGTTACGGCGGCTGGAAGCACCCCGGCGCGCGGCAGTCTAGTATAGTCAGTATCTCGATCTGAAATGACATCGGTATAAACACTGGCCGAATACTCGAGAGCTTGAATCTTCAAGGTGAAGACTTGAGTAAGCTCAATTGTCTGCACCTCAAATGGCTTACCGGGCTCGGTGCCATAGCTAAAGTCTGAAAAGCGTCCCGGCTCGGCGGTGGACGTAAAGCCGTCGAACGCGATAGGTGTTCCAGCCGGGTATACACCATCGGGAGAAGTCGCTGGTGCGCTTGCATGTGTTGAGAATGCATCATTCTCATTGTTCAAAATGTAGAGTAGATCCCCGGTGACTATTGTAAGATCACGATCAAACACTAAGAAGTATTCATCACCATCATATGGGCTAGGCCAACTTGCAGTGATTCTCCCTGAGAAGCCATACCCAACTAAGTCATGTGCGAAGTAGAAAAGATCTCCGGGCTGCAGCGCGAAGCCAGAAAGCTGCATTTCAAAGATTATGACTTGGCGCCGATAAAGATTCTCGTTTAGCCTCCTTGTGGCATAGCGCGCAGCCTGATTGCGCCGGGTTACACCAAGAGGGCTTAAGTTCTGAGTGCGATAAGAGCCACGTTCAAAAGGCGTTGCGCGCCTCGCTACCTCGGTATCAGAATCGTAGTCGAGGTCTACACTATTGAACGTAACTTCCACAGCGTCATAGAGCTGGTCGCGGTCGCGCCACTGGATATCTAAAGAGCCTGTAATGACTGAGGCTTGAGAGACTAGAAATTCAACGGCTCTGGCCTTATCCAAGACAATGGACAAGCGGCCATCAACGTAACGCGGAAATGCAAAACTGCTGCGACAGATGTTTAAGAAGACAGTCCAAGCATTTTCAGGGGTGTTTAGGATCGCGTCAAAAGTATGTCGAACATCGGTACCTGAGATAATCTCATCACAATAGTTCTTCCAGGCTAGGAAAGATTCCAAGTCTAAGTTGGCAACAGTGAAGTATCGCCCAAGGCCAAAGACCGGGTTTAGTAAAAGGTCAATCGCATTTAGCGCAGGATTACTCGATGCGAGCTGCGCAACGCTACCTAAGGTTGCGGGGCCAGGACTTATATCTTTGACTAAGCGGCCTCGTATAAGTGCTGTAACTGATTTTGGGGCTTCAGTGTTTGTCTCAGATGCGACCACATCTTGCAGCTCAAGCAATACCATACCCGGATAAGCGCGAGGCGAGCCGCCATACTCGGTCACACTGATAAACCGAGGGTCGGGATCAGGAGAGCCAGGAAAGAGGTTCGCCGGGTCAGTCCCCAAGTAGACTATTTCGATATCATATTGGGCGCGACTAAAAGCAGGCCCACCGACTTGAGAAGATAGAGGTTCTCTTCCTTGTGTAGAAACGTTAAATGAGGAGTCAGCGAAACCCTCAAAACGTATTGGGAACCAAGCAGACCAAGCTCCTGGCCCAGTGCTTTCGCGAAAACGGTATTGAAAAAGTAGGCCAACTGTTAGGTTTCCTGCTGGACCCTTATCAAAAGCGCCATTAGGGAAGTTAAACTCAAAGTTCAGCAGGTCTACTTCATTAACGGTGGTAAAGGATACTAAAGTTCCTGAGGTAGAAAATGTGTGGTTAATTATTTGAGTGTTCAGTTGGTTTTGACTGCCCGGAAGGTAGTCTTGATCAAAGTCGCCAAATCTCGCGGCAATTTTAAGTGCCGAGAAATTGGCTAAGTCATTATCATCAAGAAATATATTTCCGATTGTGTTCGGCAGCTCGTCCAAGGTTAGAGCCGTTTTGTTTATGTCTCCAATAGCATATACAGGGCCATAGCCAAAGCAGACTAATAGCCGCAGCTTTTGATGCCCTAAAATCGGAATACTTGAGATGCCCGCCTCAATGATCTGGGCACCGGCTTTATAAGTACCATAGATTAGTGGTATTATATTACCCGCGCCAAGCCCAAGCTGCCGCGCTGGCGTCACTCTGGAACGAGTGGCTTCTAACAGCACATCTAAGTTAGCCGTCTGGCGCACACCACCAGTTTCATCTATGGACAGCGGAAGAAAGAAGTCTTCGTAACGGAGGTTAGACGCCATTTAGACCTCGAAGGAACGCCCAGTGATTAGTGACGGGAAGGCACCAAAACGCATAGGATGAAGCTTCGGAAAGGCCGCAAGTGCTTCCCTATCACCCCAATACTCACACCCAAATGTTCCTTGCAGTCGTTTAGTGCAAATTTCGCCTGCTAAGGGGACGCTTGGATCGACCCCACATTCTTCTCCGGTGAAGTCCCACCGACAGAAGTTTCTTTGGTAAGTCAAGTTCCCCAAGCCGCGATCGAAGGTGTTGAAAGCAACCAGCTGGATATTAAGGGCCGGCCCTCGCGCGCGTATAGAGTTGATTTTAAAATCAAGCACATAAGTGCTATTAAGGTCTTCAAGGTTTACTAATGTCATGAGGACATTATTCCCTATGAGGCCCTCTCCAGGAATAACGTAAGCCATAAAGTCGCTGACAACATCATTTATGATGATGTTAACTCCGCTTTCGGCGCCTTCGAGTCCTTCTGACATCTCATCAACACGCAAAGGATAAGGATCGTAAACATCTGAGCCCAGTGTAACAGGCTCATTGTTTCCGGTAATAAAGAAGCCGTCATCAGTCTGCGAGTCAACCTGAATTTGAAGACACCAGACCCAAGCATTCGGGTTGACGGTCTTATTCTTTGCGGCTATAAAAGCTGCGGGTAGCTGCCTCAAGGTATCACCTCCACGGTTGC